TTTCTCGATTCTCTTCCCGTCCAGCGTTGTGTAGCAGTAGATCGCCATCAGCGATGTTCCCTCTGATTCGACGCCCGCCNCTCCATGAACTCCTCCAGGCCCGCGAAACATGGCCGCTCCAGGAGTTGCTCGTGGATCCTCTTGAGCAGGGCGATCTCCTCCTCCGCCTGCCGGGCCCGGAGTTCGGTCGTCACCTTGTTGTCGGCGATGATCTGGGCCGTCTGGTGCAGGACTTCGAGGAGCTTTCGGATCATCCAGTAGAGAAGGCCCAGCAGAAGTAACGAGAAGCCGGCGAAACCGTACTGGAGTACGGGCGTCAGAACGTTATGCATCTGTTGTATTTCATGTTCCATCAGTTACCCCGTTGGGCTGAAGGTCATGGCCCGCTCTGATAGCTGGGCCCCGGGCGATCCGCCCTGGCCCGCTGCCATGGCCATCGCCGTGAGGACTTGATCTTTCCCTTCCTGCGTCGCCGCCGGCCGGTTCTCCCGGACGTAGTTCCGCGTGGTGACCGGGGCCTTGTGCGGCACCTCGCCGACCGGTCCGGGCTGTCCGTAGAGCGGCGGGCCCTGGAAGATCAGGAAGTCTTCCAGCTCGTGCAGATTCGTGTAGGATGCGAAGGTCTTCAGCATCGCCTCGACGTTGAGGCCGATCCCATTCTGCTGGAGGAGAGGCATGAGTGGCATGACGATCGTCTGGAGGATCTGCTGCAGCATGGCGACGCGCTGTCCAGGCGTCTCGTGCTGCATGGAGTACGGGTCAACGCTGAAGTTGTAATCGAGGAACTCTCCCTCCTTATCTGCCGCGGTGAATCGGGTGGTGATCTCGCGGCGAAGGCCCTTGACGCGGTAGGTGAGCGGAAGATCGATCAGCGGGTCGGTCCAGAGATACCAGGCCAGATCCCTGAGGATGTCCCTGGCGCAGGTCAGGACTGCGTCCTGCATCCCGGCGAGCCGCATGGATGCGTTCGCGTTCAGGAGCCGGTCCTGTCCGACGGTCTGGGACGAGATGGCGAGTCCGCCCATGGCGTTCAGGTTTCCGCCCAGGTAGGCGAAGAGGTCCCGCATATGGACCACGAGGGCCATCGTGGATGGCTCCAGCCCGCCGAACCGGTACTCCCTGGTCCCTTCCGGGTGATCGAGTCGAAGGACCTCGCCGTCGTTCGCCTCGATGATCCGGGTCCCGTCCTCCGTAGCCGCTCCGCTTACGCCAAGAAGCGTCTTCTGGCGTTCGGCCTGTCGGGCCATCTTTCGGAAGAGCCGGTTCGTCAGGTCGTGCAGATCGAGGAGCAGGGACATCGGGCTCAGGGGTACGATCTGGCCGGGGACTTCATTGAAAATCAGATACTTGTACGGCCCTTCCGTCGGGCCGTCCCATTCGTGGATGGCGATCGGGTCCCCATCACCCTCCTGGGGCAGGGTCATGATCAGGTTGTCCTTGGGCAGCCACACATCCCGGAGCCTGACCACGTCAAGGTAGGTCTCCACCGGCGATTCCGCGCCCCTGGAGAGTGTTCCCACCCGCTCGTCTCCGGTCTCCGTGGTATCGGTGATCTCATCGGCACGGAGCTTATTGCGCCCATTGCCGTTGAAGAATGGGTTGTCGCGGACGGCGGCGAGGGGCAGGACGTAGTCGTTTCCGACGAAGTGGCACTCCTCCATGGTCCTGGCGGAGATGTCGAAGAAGAAGTCCTCGATGTCCACTCGGTCCACGAAGGGGCGGCCCACCGGGCGCTGCCCGTCGGCCTCCGCCATCCCCGTCTGCTCCAGCCCGATCTTGGCCACGCCCATCATGAAGAGGGCATCGATCACAAGCCGGCGAAGTACCTGTTCCAGCCGGATCTTCCTGGCGAGGTAGTTCACGGCGAGCTGCAGCTTCTTCGCCTGCATCTTGAGGCCTGGATATGGAGTCGTTACGAGGGCCTGCGGCGCCTTGGCGGCGAGGTTGCGCGCATAGATGTTCACGGCGAGTTCCAGAAGGTTGACCGGGACCTTCTCCCTGGCTCCGTTGTCGCCGTAGTGACCGCCGACGTATTGTTCCAGGAACCGACGGCGCTGCTCCCGAAAGGGCTGCAGCTTGCGCCGGGAGAAATGGATCGCCTTGCGGAGGCGGTTCATCTCCTGAGAAGAGAGAGGGTTCATGCGGTCCCCTCAAGGGGAGCGCACGGCCAGGGCATGGTGCGTATCGAGGCCGTCGTGGATCTCGTCGTCGTACATGCCATCCGAGCCGGCCGGACGGTCGTCCGGATACGACCGGCGGATCCGATTCAGCACGATCCGTCGGCAGTACGGACAGTACCGTTCACCCTTGATCCGGCCGGGCCGATGGCACAGTTCGCACCGTTTCTTGCCCGTGATCCGTTCGCTCGCTTTCATTCGCATAGCCCAGTGCCCTCTTCACACTGGCGGGTAGTGGAGTTGCACCACTCTTACCGGTTTATGAGGCCGGTCAGGTCTACACCTAGCCACCCGCACCCATGAATCATCCCCCGCTACCAGCCCCGAATACGCGCACATCTACCGCAGCGTCTCGAATACCTTCAGTGGTTCCGGGTTCGCCGTGAAATACGCCCGAACGTCATTCGCGAACGCGATGGCCCTCTGCTCCATCGGAAAATACTGGTGATCGTAGAGCATATGACTGTACAGGAGGCTCTTGATCCGCCCGGCGATCCATTCGAGGAGGTTCGGGACCGCCTTGCCCGTCGTGTTCTCCCAGACGTGGTGGATCTCATGCGCCAGCGATGAAATCCCCGCCGGCAGACTCAGGTCCCAGATATTTCCACGGATCAGGCCCGTGTGGTTCAGGGCCCCCTCCATCATGTGAATCGTGTCGCCGATCGCGTAGCCGGCCGTCGGCGTCGATCTCCCGACCAGCGTGCCCCAGAAGGGTGATTCGATCACGATCTTCGTTCGGTTGATGTCCCACGAAGGGAAGAAACCACCCAGCACCCTGCAGATTTCCGGGTGCAACCTGCCTTTGTCCCTGGCATACTGTTCGATGGCGTTCATCACCAGTATTCCTCCGCCATGCGAGCCGCACGCCGCTGGTTCCGCCGCCAGATGAACGTGCCCGGCTCCACCTTCTGCTCCGGCTTCTTCACCGACACGCCAACCTCCTTCATCGCCCGCCAGCACAGCGCGTCGGCGATCACGCGATCCCCATGGTTCTCCTTCGATCCCGTCGGATCGTCCGAGTGCGCCGCCCGCGAGTGCATCACGCTCCCGTTCTGGGTGAAGACATACGCCCGGCACTCATCAATCGCCTCGTAACTGTGGTTCCGGAACAATCTCGCCTCCAGGGCCTTTCGGTACTCGCCCAGGAGACTCAGCTTGTTCTCCTTCGTGGCATACCAGCCCGGGTTCATCGAGGCCTGCCGCACGACGCTCCGCTCGTTCTGCCGCCAGAAGATGTTCCGATACCCCGACTCGATCACCGCATTGCTGAAGAGTCTGCCGGGTCCATTCGCCTCCCAGATCAGATACGCCCCGCCGAACTCCGTCATGTCACCCCCGAAGAGGCGACACATGGCCACCGCCAGACGGCCAAACGTCGTGGGATCAATCCGGGGCGACGCGTATTCCGCCACTTTGTCCCCCGTGAGTCGATCCACCACCGACAGAACCGACTGACTGCCCCATCCGCCCCCGCCATCCCCAAGTACGTTCTGACCCGTGGCGATGTCGGCCCCCACGACGTATCGCCGGTCCGATGGGAATCGACCCTCCCCGTCCGGCTGGATCCAGAGGCGAAGCGGTCCACCCTCCCTCCTGATGAACCGCGATCCCTTGAGCGAATCCATGTCATAGTCGATGTCGCCCACGGCCACGGGAGGCCGCACATCCTCCTTCACGATCCGATCCAGCACCACGGCGTCGAAGAAGGTGTAATCGGAGCCCAGGTAATCGATGTCCAACTCCTGCGAGATCTCCTGCGGATGAGCCCGCCGCCTGCACTCCGCGTCGTACCACGGACTCCGCCACTTCCCATCCGCATCCTTCCACAAACCCCACCCCTTCTCCGGATGCAGCCGCCAATGCAGCGTGATCTTCTCGGTCCCGTCGTGAGCCTTGCGGTAAAAGGCGTTGCCCATCCCCTTCGGCGTGGACACGAAGAAACGACACCGCGTCGCATCCGCCGTAGCACTCAGGACCTCCGTCCCGTTCTCCACCGCCGCAAACTCGTCCAGAAGAATCGCCGTCAGCCGCGCACCACGCGCCACGTCCTGATTCGTGGACTCGCCGTCAAACACAGACCCGTTGTCCTCATTCTTCAGGTGCATCGACTGCCGAGTCATCACCGGCAAAAGCCACTTCGGCTGACACTGGTGAAAGAAATCCAACTTCCAGAAAAGCGTCCGGGGATCATCCGGCTTGTCAACATACTCCTCCTTGCGGGACACCAGCAGAAACGAACGCCGAGGCAGAAAATGCCACGCGTGCTCCATCGCAACAAGAACCAACCACGAGACCCCCATATCCCGCGTCTTCTCCACCACCAGATCACGCCGACCCATCACGTCCTGAAACTTCATCAGGGCCGCATCCTGAAACTCGTACGTGATGAACGGAACCGCCGGAACGTCCGACCTCGGGTCGTATGTCCACCCGAAAACGTTCACGTAGAAAAGAATGTCCCGCGCACAGGCCATCCACAACGACCGCTGCAATGCACGGTCGTTAGCCGCGGCGAGTAAGATCCGGCGTCGGAATGCGAGATTCGCCGCCCGCGTCTTCGGAACCATCCGATAAAGCGGTGCCGCCGCTCGCTCGCTCCACGTCCTCGATAAGCTGAGTGATGTGCCTGCCATCGTCCGCGTACCGCTCGTCCTGCTCAACCTGCTGCTTGCTCGGCATCACCTTCGGCAAGACCGTCAAATAAAAATCACTCATGTTCGATGGGTGCTCCCTCGCCCATCGCCACATCGCATATGCACCCGCACTCGGCGCACCCTCAGGATTCTCCTCCCCCATGTGCTCGTAAGCCCACAACACACCCTTCGCCAACTCCTGAGAACCTAACCCGCGAATGGGAGCCGGGCGAGGGCCGATCCTACTCGGCGCGGTCTCCTGAAGATCAGGTTGGAGGGACCCTGACCCTACATCGCCCCCGCCCGGCTTGGGTGCCGCCGTCTCAACTCTCCCAACCCCAGTACCAACCGCCTCCACATCCTTCGCCACCTCACCACTCTCCACAACCCCCGTCGCGCCCGCCAGCATGGCCTCGTACTCCTTCATCAACCGAATCCATGCCTGCGTCCGCTCCACCCCAGATTCAACCAACTCCTCACGACGCCTCACAAACTCAGGCCAACGACCCGCCTCCCGCATCCGAGCCTCAAAAGACCGCTTCGTCGTTAACCACCATCGCGATGCCATACCCCACGCCATATCAAACAAAACCAAATGTGTCAACAAAAACCGACCAAAATCAAAACGATCAACCTAGCCAAATGTCCGGGACCCAAAGAACATGAAAATACAGAAACCAAAAACGAGGGCGCGGGGGGAAAGGCTAACTGACCACGCCACCCGGCCTCCGTCCGGGGGCGTGGTCAAAAAACCTGAGGATGGAAGTTCCTCTGTCGATCGCGACCGATGCAGAGCGACAGACGACGCAGACGATCGAACATCACTAACCCGCCGGCTAACTCGGCTCGTGGGATGGGCGATAGGAATGACCAAGTAGGGGATTACCCGAGCACTAGGAATACGCAGGCCACCCAAAAAATGAGGACAAGCGCCGTCCGATTTACCCCTTCACCCGGCCGCGCGGGCGCAACAAGCCGCCGGCCGGCCGTT